TAGTTCCTATTCCTGCTAAAAATAACTTATTAGAAGTAATACCAACATTATATGTTCCCTCAATATTTGAAGAAGTTGTTGATAATCCAGTAACATTAACAATATCATTATTAAACCAATTGTATGGTTCAGTTGATAAAACAGTATATTCTCCTTGTTGTGGACCTGGATAAAACTCCACATTACTTACTGTGCTAGTAGCAACACTTACACTACTAACAGATTTACCCACTAATCTTGAAACAGAAGCAGCAGCTTTACTTCCACTTGTTCCTTCATTATTAAATACTATTTTATCTTTAATTTTATAATTCTTTCCACCAGTAGTAATTCCAATACTTTCAATATGTCCTGGTTTAGTTCCTTTAATATCTAAAGTTTGAGATAAATTGTCTGGTATAGAAAGATAGGAATATGTAATATCTCCCTCAATCAAATTATAAGGTGAAGTATTTCTATACCAATCAAGATCATCAGTTATGATATAATCATCTTGATTAGAATATTGTGTAAAGTTAAACTCTTCAGGAGTTGACTGATAATTATCTCCTACAAGATATGGGAATATTGGTAATTTATAACTATTAAATTGTCCTCCCTGTTCCGCACCACTATTATTAATAGTTGCAAAATACGCATAAACACCATTAGGGAATTGGGGTGTAATACAAAATCTTCCATTATTCTGATCTAATACAGTTTCATCGGTTACTTCTTTAAATGTATAATCCTCAACAAAGAAACCTGGTCCAAAAGTAACTAATGGTGGTCTATTTAATTTAGAGGCTGCTTCTTCCACATACCCAGATTTCATCTGAGTTACAGAACCACCTTCCTTTTTAACATAACCATAAGGACCATATATTGGATTACCATCATATGCCCATCCAATAATTGGGGAGTGGTCTGCTGATTCAATTTCTTGACCATTAACTCTCTTTAAATCTGGTTGTCCATACAAAGATGTTCCTTCCTGATTAGTTGCATAAACACCTTCTCTAAGTTTTCTAGGAGCATATAAATGAGTATATTGTAAACCAAAATCTTTATTTAAACCATTTATCAGAATTCCATCATCAGAGGTTACCTGTTCACCTTGATAATACTTTTCAAATAAATTAACAGTCCATTGTTGAATATTGGAACGAAGTTTTACATCAGATCCTGGTGAAATAACATCAATTGAAGTATCTTCTTTTGTATACCCAGATCCAGTTTTAATAACTTTAACTTCTTCTAAAAGATATGTTGCACTTGTTCCAATTCCTACAGTCTTTAAAACAGGAGTAATTATACAACCTGCTCCATCACCATTTATTGATAAAATTGGAGGAGCAATATAATCTTGACCTTTATTTTCTACTATAACTTCAGTGATTTTTCCATTATGTACAATAGGTTGTACTTGACCATCAACTCCAGAAGATAACGTTACATCAGGTTCTCTATTAAAATTAATAATTTCAGATGAACCATAACCTACTCCATTGTCTGCCAAATGAATAGATGTTACTTCTCCTCTGAATATTGGTTGTATTTTAGCTTCAAAAGTTTCATCTCCTACTGATGTTACTCCAACTTTTCCATTTAAAGTTACACTGATGGGTGGATAATTAAACTGATGAGTTCCTACACCAATATAAGTTAAATCACGGAATTGTTTAGTTCTATAATAGTAATCTTTAGAAGTAGTTCCTACACCAACACTTGTTAATTTAAAATTATCATCATCTACAAAACAAACATAATAATCAGTAGCGGTTGCTAATCCTGTAATAGGTGTTCCTGTACAAGTATAATTAACAATTTCTCCATTCTTATAGTCATGGTTTTGAATGGTTATTTGATCTGAAGATGTAGTAATTCCTGCAGGTTGTACTGTTCTTTTCTTATTCTCATATCCACTTCCACCTGATATTACATTAATAGATTCTATTAATGATTTTGTTTTATAAGACCTTATATGTTGTACACCATCACCACGAGAAGTAAGTACAACAGTATTAATTCCTGCAAGAGAACCAGCTTCATCACTATGAAGTCTTATCGTTGTTCCACCAGATCCAACAACAGAAGCAAAATAAGATGCATTTGTAGTCAGTCCACCAACAACATCTTGATTATCAGTAACGTATAATACCTGCTCACCATTTGCAAATTTATGATAAGTTGAAAATCCTATTGTAGAAGATAGAGTTCCTGTAGTTCCAAGTCCTACCTTACTTGAAGAAGAGAAGAAAGGAATAGAATGAGTTACTTCTTGCATGTTTATAGAAACATCTGCACCTTCTCCATTTCCTCCAGTTATTGATATAATTGGTTTAGTTTCATATCCAAAACCAGGATCTATTATTCTTATTTCCTTTAAAGATCCAGAAATGGCAACAAATCCTGTAGCACCTGTTCCAACAGCATCTGTAATCTTAGTGATGGGAGGATTAATTACATCATAATCTCTACCAGGAGCAAGAACATCAATACTTTCTAATTTTCCATAATAAACTTTATCATAAGATTTGTAATTTAATATTTCTACACCATTAATTAATATACCAGTACTACCTGGAGTAGTTTCATATACAGTTCCTGTATTAACTGGAGGATTAATAGATCTTACTAATTTTTGTGATTGTAAAGTTTCACCATTAAAACTAAACGGTTCTATTCTATTATCTGTTGCAACACCAGTTCTTGTACCATCATTATCCAAATTAACAAAAGTTTCATTATAAAGATCAGGAGTACTTTTTGCTAATTTAATACTATTAGCATCTACCCTTTTTACAAAGTAAAGACCCTCATCAAACAAGGATGACTTGATTACAAAATTATCCAATTCAGTACCACTAGTGGGGTCTACATATACATCATTAACTATCTGTGGTGTATAGTATACAGCATCTCCAGTATAAAATCCATGATCAAAAATAGGAACTCCAACAGGAGTAGTAGCATCATCTATTATGTTAAAAGTATCTCCACTAAAACTACCATTAAATAAAATTCTCTTAGCATTAACTCCTAAAGATGAAGAATCATAAGAAGGAATAGATGATGATGCAACTAATAATTTTTCTGTCTTTTTCTGTTTATAAACATTCTGAATATCACTAGTATATACTGAAGATTCTGGAAAGTTAATTGCATTTGCTTTTGAAAGTTTTCTTTCTATAATATATGGATTTGAATCTCTCTCAGTCAAATCAATTTCTCCTTGCTCCTTTAAAATGAAAGATCTTGAAGAAGTAATTTGACTTATAGTAGAAGAAGGTAAAGAAGTTTTTTCTCCCAGAGAACGAGAAATAACAGCTCTATCACCCACTTTAAATTCATGATCAACATCAATAATAACTTCATATGTAAAGTCTGATACGTCAATAAGAATAATATCCTTTACCTTATAAGTTGGTGAAACATTATAGAACCAACCCTTCATTTTATAACCAGTATCACCAACACCTAAAGTTTTAATTTTTACATCGTCACCACTTCCATAAAGACAACTTTCATTATCATATTCAAGAGAATTGATAACAGAAGTAATTCTTACTTCAACAATTTCGTCTGGATCAACAATTGAAGCACCATACGCAAAACTATTAATACCAACGGTTGTTGCAGATACAATAGTTTTACCTATTCCAGTCAATCCAAAAAATTGAGTTAAATTTTTAGAAGTATATGAACTTATTCCTACTGTATTATCAATATATCTAAAATGCAATTCACCTTGTGTAGAGAATCCAACCGTAGAATCAACATCAAAAATAGTAGATCCTGCTGATACACCACCAACTAATTTGGTTCTAGGGGAAACAGAAAATGTACCATAAGTAGCACCTTCAACCCTTGAATCTCTGTTATATCCAGCGTCTACACTAAACTTATAGTAAGTCTCTCCAACACCCACTGGGATCTTTTCTACGTGCGTTATAGGAGCATATGCCTTCTCAATACCAGCATCCTTATATTCATCTTGGAATAAAGTAGACAACTCTAAATCGAGGGGATTTCCATTAACAGGTTGTACTACAAAATCTTTAGTGATTTTATAATTAGCATTAGATGGTGTAAAGAGAAAATCACGAGGTCTTATAATATTAACATTTTCGTTATATAAAGCTTTAAATAGGATTTCAAATCCCCTATCAGTTCCTTTACTTAGATAAAAATCTTTTGACTGTTTTATAAAGACTTGTTGATCTAAATCAGGAGTAAGTTGTCTACCTTCTAAACCTGGTGTAATTTGATATTTTGTTTTCTTTAAAAATTCTTTAAGGAAAAGACAACTTAGATTTTCTATTGTAGATCCTCTAGGATGCTCATTTGCCTCTGTAGATTCAAATACCAATTCTTCGGAATTAGTAGGACTTCTATAAGAAGTAATACCACTAAATCCTCTAACACATCCAGTAAATCCAAAAGTAGTTATTCCAGTATATGTAATAATTTCATCATTAATTTTTAACAATCCATATTCATTTGGGAATCCCAAAGTTCCTGTAGGAAAGTTTTGCATATCAACATCAATAGCATCACTTGTAATACCAACAGTTGCACCTAATCCAACAGAGTATGTAAGATTGGTGAGATTATCTACTTTGACATACTCATCAATATTTGAAATTAAATCAATTGGACCACCTTGGTACTCCTGTCCTTGATAATAAGATTTTAAAAACTCAGAAACTAACGGATATTCATTCTGCACATATTGAGGCAGTTGATTCTGAACAATGTTATTAAACTGTACTTTTTTTATTGTCATTTTATAATCGTTCTATCTTAGTAGGAGGAAGCAGCAGAGGTTGATGCAGATGTTGATGTAGATGTTGATGGTGCAGGAGAACCAGAACCAGAAGTAGTTGCCTGAGTAGTGGTGACATCACGACCACCAGAACGAACTAGGTTACCATTAGCATAACTTGAAGATGTAATGTAATTAGAACCAGATGGATCTAAACCAGAAGCAATTTCATCTACAACCGTATTAAAATTACTATTGTTAATATCTAGTTGTAAATAAAGATCCTGTAATCCAATGACATCATTAGAGAGAGGACATGCAGAAATCTCAATAACTGTTTGTCCATCTTTTTGCATTCCAGATTGAATATTGACTGGATTGATAGTAACTATTCCTTCTTTGTAATTAATAGATCCTACGTTTCTTTTAACAATAGTAGGAGATTGGGATGCTATTGAAGGAACTGTAAACAAAAATAATGATCCATTTATTTTATTTGTATTAGGAATATCTGATATGTAAACATCATCCATAATTCCAGCAACTTTAAATGCTGATGATTTGATGTTATACCCACTCATACTCTTAATATGAAACTCATTACCAAAACCAATTTGGTATTCTGCAAAAGCATTTAATACTGCTCTTATATCTCTTCTTATATAAATCGTCGTAATATTAGATGTTATGGATTCATTACTTTGGTCAATAATATTCAAAAACTTACTATATTTAAATCTCGCACCATATTTGTTCATTTCAGAAGATTCAGCATACTTAGTAGCATTAGTTGAAACTACAGAAGAAACATATGCAGAAGATGGAGCACGATTGGAGTTATAATAGATGTTTGAATTGATTTCAATATAAAGATACTTCAAATCAAGCAATTCTGGGATAATTCCTGCTACCGCATACTTCTTCAATTTCAACTTAATCTGTTCTTTGATCAAATTGGGTAGAAAATCACCAGTTTTTGGTTTAATGCTAATAAAGACTTTTCCATATTGTGGTGGAATCAAATCTTCACCTCCAAAAACGGAAATTGACTCTGTTTCGGGATAAATTCTTGATGGAATTAAAGATTCGTAGTCATTTGAGGTTACTGCTCTGTTCTGAGAAGAATAAATCCTTGGAGCAAACTTTCTAACCGACTCTACAGACTCAATTGTCTCTCCACCCGATGCAGGTACTCCAGTTGTCATCAAAGAGATGCCAGAAGTGATTGTATAACTTTGAGCATTACGTGTATATTGGATTCTTCCTGAAAAATTGAAAGAATTGAGTCCATTTGCGGAATCTCCACTAGATGTAATGTAATCTATGGTAATAAAGTTGCCGTCTTCAAGTTCTTTTCCAAAAATACCGTCACCAAAGAATATTTCATATCTTTCATCTTCAATTTCTTGTAAATAATAAACTTTTGAGTCAGATTTTACGTCAAAAAGACTATTTTGAGAACTATATTTGGTTTGTGTCGTAGATGCTTCGTTTGGACGTACAGAAACAGTGATTAAATCAGTATCAACTCCAATATTTGGTAAAATAAACTTTTGATTTGGAACTCTTGATGAATATGTGAAGGTTTGTGTTAAAAGTGTACCTTCAAAAACCTCAACATCGTTAAATTCTGCAATTCCGTTAAAGACTGGAACCGTAATATCAGTTAGAATTGAAAAAACGAATGATTGACCACCAAAAGGAGCTTGTGATGCTGCCACTGGACCCTTCTTAAGAGTCAAAGAAGCAGGTGAAGGTGTAATTCCCTCAGTATTCACAAAGAAGGACACTGTTGCCCTTGCTGCTTGCCTTGGACGGGGTACATAACCTATGTTTCTAGCTAAAGATATGACGTTTTCTCTTAATGTAGCAGTATCAATGAACACCTCATTGGTGATCATGTTCGCATTGTATGATGTAATGTAGGTATT